AGGTCAGACTGTGTAGAAGCATTACCTGCATTTGTTCTTATAACCTGATCTAACAAATCTATTGTGTCGGCTGGTAAATTATACTGTGCTGTGCCTGCTGTTACAGATATAGTTCCTTCGTCTATTGTCCACATGTTTATACCACGGTTCTGCCATTCTATGGTCATGAGGTTCATAGACCTACGAGCTGTAGCCAGGTCGTATCCAGACCTCATCTCTCTTCCAGCACGTTCCCAAGCCTCTTCAGCTATTTCCGTAAAATCTAAATTAAATGCTGTGGTTCCCGAAGTAGTCATTATTCAACATCTTTTTTAGTTTTAGTATTCCCTTTTTTTGTAGACCCCTGCATCATCTTTTCAGCTTCTTTCATAGAAAGTGCTTTTGTAGAAACAAGTTCTCCATTTTTATGTCTTACATTGTATAGAGATTCACCCTTCTTATCAGTGCCAATCTCAACCATTTTTAAATCTGACATATAATCTCCTTATCTTATTTTTGCTTTTCTAACACCTTGCCTAGCAATTCCTGCTCCACGGACAGTAGAGCCTTTTTTGGGCTTAGGTTTATTTCTTTTAACAGTTCCACCTTTTTTCTTACCAGACGAATTTTTCCACTCAGAAAACTGTTGTTGTAGTGTTCTCTGAAGAGGAGTCATAGCTGCGGGGTTTATTTGAAATACCCTAAGTGCTTCTTTTATTTCACCCCGCCCAGACTGAGCCGCTGCATTTAACTCTGGAAATTTAGGCCCATAAGGTTCAAAGGTTGTCACTTACTACCCTTCATAGTAACCATTTTAGCAGGTCTAACTCCCTTCATAGCGATTCCAGAACCTCTAGTCTTGCCTCCTTTTTTACCACCTTTTGAGCCATTCTTAGATTTAACGTTACCGCCACCTTTCATTTTCATGATAGAACCACCTTTTTTCATCTTAACGGCTCCACCTTTTTTCATTTTGCCTACACCGTCAGCAGCATAAAATGGTACTTTGTCACCTTGTTTATTGGTAACCATTTTCAATGCCCCACCGCCAGACATCATCTTCTTTTTTAATTTGCCTCCGCCAGACATCATCTTCTTTTTTAATTTGCCTCCGCCAGACATCATCTTCTTTTTCATTTTACCTTTAGTTTGCATTTGCATATCAGCTCTATTCATAAGATTCTCCTCTAAGCATGAAATACTGTTAACATATCCACTACATCAAGCGTATATTTTATTGTTAGTCCATTTTCAAACAACACACCTTCTACGGGTATTGTTCTATCAGTAGTTGTATTTGCCGTGCCAATAGTTCTGGCTTTAAATACAGTAGTACCATCTTCAGGAGCTCCGTTAATAAACTCTACAGTCCCTGCAGTTCCACCTGATACTATAGACATTCCTTTAAGCCTGACTCTGCCACTTCCCAGCACAGCTTGAGCACATAATGTTCCCGAACCCACTTTTATGTTTGCTGCGTACTGTGCAGAGCACTCTACAGCAGTCACTGTAAGAAATAATTTAGTCCCTGCAACAGCCTCAGCAGAACCAGTAGAAGTTATGGTTTCTGTCATGGCGTCACCAAAGACATCTGTGCCTGTTATGGTACAGGTTTTAGCGTTATCACCTGTACCAGTTGTTGTTACTATGACATTCCTAGCTGCACCCCCAGCAAACGTAGTGTTTGCCATGGTAGCTGACGTGTTAGGTCTAGCTGCTGTAACTAATCTGTCATCATCCGAAGCATTCTCATCATTTATGGTGAGAGCCTTTACATCTGATATTCCCATAATATAGCCCTCACAAATTAGTCGTTGTTAAAATCGAAAGCCGCACCATGGATTTTAATTACAAGTTTACCTGCTGTATAAGCAGCATCTGTAGCATCGCCACAAGTTAGATAAAGAAACTTCTTACTCAAAGCTGCTAGAGTAGCTCCTGCGTCTGCTTCATTATGTAAACCTAGAGTTAGGTCACCATTGTTAAATAGAACTGTACCACTTGTTACAGCAGCATTTTCTGCTGATGTGCCTGTTGCAGAGCATACCAAATTAATATCCGGATCACCGCCTGTAGGTACTTCCAGACAAATAAACTCTAATTTATAAGGAATGCCATTAACTTCTTTAGTAAGTTCGGCTATGTAAGCGTTTGCTGCTCCACCGTCTGTACCGATAATATCATCAGCAGCTCCACCAGATGCTAAACCTCCGTGAAGGTCTACAAGAATTGTGGTAACAATATCTCCACCTACCTTATTTATGAAGGTATTAATTGCTGCATCAGCAATACCAGAACCATGTGCGTTAGGTGCAATATTAAAAATTGTAGCTGCTGTGCCTAAACTAGCATTGTTTGCACCAGTTGTTGTTCCTGCAGCAACTATGTTATCTCTTCCAGAAGTAGCAACTTTTTGCACTTCAAGAACACCACCACTTGTAGCAACAATTTGTTCAGTAAATGTTCCTAAAGCAGAGCTTTTTGTTACTGTTTTAAATCCGTTTTCGGAGCGGACTGCACCGTTAAAAGTTGTATTAGCCATGTCATTCTCCTTGTCTTGGCCAGTGTCAGCTTACGCTGTCAAGGTTAATTTATTTTAGTATATAGTAAAAAAGGGTGACTATCAAGCCACCCTTTAAATTTTAGTTAGGCCCCTGGGGAACCAAAGATACCTAGCGGATCAGATACGCCAAAGCTATATCTTTCTCTTGCTTTATATCTACTGTTACCTGTGTCAAAGTCAGCATCCATAGATGTTGCCATTGGACTACGTGTAAAATGCTTCAAGCCATTTGGAACGTCAGTCATAAGGAAGAAAGCGTCTGTATCAGTCAAATAGTGATTGATAGTGTAACCTTCTGGAATAGAACCGTTGTTCTTAATCGCATTTAAGTCATTGTCTGCAGTTCCAACACGTCCTTCTGTTTCTAGCAATCTAGTTGCCACAAACTGTAGGTTTGATGGAATTACTAACTTTCGTGGTCTAGCTGCAATTAGAAGCCCACGTTCGTCTGTCCAACCAGAAATCTGAATAACTGCGGCTTCTAATGAAGTCTCGTTAAGATCAGCTGGTGTGGTAAACTCATTAGAGTTAGTACCGCCTGAAACCAATGGGTGTGCTGTAGAACATAGTTCCACTCCATCACCGTAAGTGGTACCAGAGTCAAAAGCATTGTTCAGAATTGAAGCTGCTTTGACTTGTTTTGTGTACGCCATAGCACGAGCTAGTGCCTTAGTATAACGAGCTGATAATGAATCATACAAGTTATCCTCAATAGCTTCTTCAGTAAGTGTGAAGCCCATTGCAATAGTTTCGTGTGTGTAGCGAGCTGTAAACGCTTCCTGAGCAGTGTCATATTCGATGGCTGAACCTTCGTCTTTGACTGGTGCTGCAGAAAACCCTGACAACTTAGTTTCTTCTTCAAAAGAACGATCTGAAGTCTCTGCTTCAAAAATCTCAGTATGTTCTTCAGTGTACTTTGCGTACTCCATACCGAATAAAGCATTTAATCCAGGAAGTAGTTCTTTAAGTAATTGAGCTCTTGATATTGCCATTGTCTATACCTCCTACAAGCCGACTGGGTTACGGTAAGCATGTCCACCAATGAACACGTTACTACCATTGTCTGTATGTGTACTATAAATAACAAGCACTTCTTGAAAGGTATCGCTACCAGTCTTTGTGCTGTCAACTACATCAATAATTTGAAATGGTAATGTTGAAGTTGTAGCAACAGAGTTGTTGATAGCTAACTTTGATCGCCCATTAGCAGTATTTAATGTATTACTAATGATTGAAGCTTTGTTACCAATAACAGTTCTTCCTAATGTTGCCATTGTTGTACCTGAAGAGCAAATAGCTGCTTTCAATATAATGTCAGGATCATCAACAACAAATGCTTCAATGTCACTAGCAACAATGCTGCCAGGATATTGGTTGTTGAATGTTAACTGACTAGTATTTGGGTCAGTATACTGACAGCCCATGAAGACACCTAATGTGCCAGTAGCTGGAAGAGCTGTTGTGCTCCCGTCACGTTCAATAGTTCCGTCATTCACACGCTTCACTAAATCACCTTTACCAATAGCTGTACCATAGTTACTAGCTATTTTCATTTGGCGAGTAGCACCCACGTAGGATCGACCACCAATCAAACCAACAGGTACGAGCCCGTAAGGGGCATCAAGGTTTGGATAAGCCATAATTAGTCTCCTAAATTATCCTATATTAAAATTAATTACCTTTTCCGAAAGTGACCTTCGTTTTCCTATCATTAAATAAAGGCATACGAGGATCATTTTCTCTCATAAGATTGTTGTCTACTGACTTTATTTGATTATCGGTCTGCTGTTTAAAATGTGCAGTCCTTTCTTCAACTAGTTCAGTTGGAGCCTTACAAAGCATTAACCCACCAATAACAACGTTGTCTTTAAACTTCTCTTGTTCAATATTAACAATAGTTATTTCTGGATGGTCTGTTGCCTTTACGGGTTCCCAACCCTCTCTGAGTTTTGAGGATACGTTAGTGGGATCAACTTGTCCTTGAGTGCTAACCCTTACCCAATGGAAAGTATATCCGGGCTCGGGATTAGGAGACGGTAAAGTCTCTGGACGCTGCCAAGCTCTTCTACGGGTTGTTCTTTCTCGTGTTTCAAGTTCTCTATCAAGTCTGTTTTCAGCCATTATCTTTCCTCATTTCTTCTGCAACCTTTTTGGCGTATAATTCTAACGGTACTCCAAGCCTTTTAGCTATGTTCACTTGTGTTTGCGATAAAGTGACCTTTTTAGGGGCCGTGCTCCGTGTAGCGGGTGCAACCACATCTGGACTTCGCTTTGGCTTTTCAACCTCCTTTGGTTTTTCAACCTCCTCCCCAAAATAACTTGGGAACAATTCTCGCATCCGAGCATCTATAGATTCATAGTACTCTTCAGTTCGGGCATATGATTGCCCTTTGTCTTTGACAAGTTTATTATGCAACCCCAGTGCGAGACTTGTCATCTCATCATCGGTACCGAACCAAGTATTAGCGTCTGCCCATTCTTTGGTTCGTGCATCCATTGCTGGAGCGGGTTCTTTATTTTGTTCTACAGGAGTATTTTCTTCCTGTAAAGCAGGAACTTTAAAATTTTCTAATTTATCAGCTTTAATCTTAGCAGCTGTTAATGTTTCCTGTGCTGCAAGTACAGCATCTGTGTCTCCAGCATCATATGCTTCTTTATAAGCTTTTTTAGCTATTGCTAGTTCATTTTCATTAGCTTTCTTAGCTTGTTCAAGCATAGCTGTTTGGTTTTTACCTACAGCTCCTTTTAACTGTTTATTCTCTTCCATGAGTTGTTGAGAAAAACGTTCTAGCTCGTTCTTTTCACGTTCTGCTGTTTCTTTTGCTCGTCTTTCATCATGGTAGCCCTTACTAAAATGTTTTATTCTAGTACGTACCTTTTCAGAGTATTCACCTAGCTCTTCTTCAGTTACATCTGTAGGTGGCTCAGATACCTTGCGGTTTCTGTCAGCTTTTGGCGTATCGTCAACGACTTCGATTTCCATGTCATCTTTATCGCTAGCCTTACTATCTGCGGGCTTACTTTTATCTTCTGCCTTTTCTTCTGGCTTAGACTTACCTGATATGTCAATTTCAATAGCACTAGACTTTTCAACCTCAATATCAGTTTTTTTATTATCTTTATCATCTGGAAATGTATATTCTACTTTTTGAAATGCCACTATATCCTCCTATGCTCTTTGTATGCCACGAGGGTCAGCTATAACAGCTTCTATAGAATCATCGTTCATAAGACGATATTCATTCCCATCAATTTTAAATCTTGTGCCTGTATTGGCTCTAAACATTACATAATCTCCTTTTTTGCACCATGGGCCTGTAGGAAATCTTTCTTTATCACTATAGGCTTCATCACCCATATCAATAACTGCTCCTATAATAGACAGTATGTTTTCATAATGTTTTTCTTTATCAGTTTTTAGAAGTTGAGTTCCTTCAAATTTATCATCTACTTCTGGTAGTGCCACCAACACTCTGTATCCCACAGGTGTAGGTAGTTGTAAGTCTAGCTCTTCATTAGCTACATTAATTTGTTGTAAGTCTGGTTTAGTCATCACTTTCCTCTTGGTTACGCTGGAGTTCTTTTATAATTGAAATACTAGTCTCGAAACCCCGTATCAAGCCAGTAACTTCCTTATATTGAGAGAAGTCTTTCGGCCCCCCTGTCATAAGAAACTTTATGGAAGCATTTTTCTGCTCCTCTATTTGTTGTGTAAGCACGTCAAAGACGGTTGTAGGTCTATTCATTGTTATCCTTTTTTATCTGTTGGTTTTTTTCCATAACGTTCTAACAGTTCCATGCCTGTTTTTAAGTTATCTCTTCTCTTATCTTCTTTCATTTTTGCTTTTTCTTTCTTAGCATCTATAGCTAATTCTGCTTGATCCATTTGGATGTCTGCCTTGTCTTTTACAGATTTTCTTTGTAGTTCAGCAGCTTTCAACTGAGTATCAGCAGCATCTTTCTTTGCTTTTCTTTGTAGTTCAGCAGCTTTTAATTTTAATTCTTGCTGTTGCATCTGTACAATCGGGTCTTGAGCTTTTGCCTGTGCTGCTCGCTGTGCTGCCTCTTGTTGATGTTCCTGTGTAAGTTGTTTACCTGCGTCAGCAACAAGACGTGCAAGGTTAACTTCAACTTCTTTTGGAAGTTCTTCATTAGGTGGTGGTAACGGAGCTCCCAGCTTCTCTTCCATTTGCTTGCGATAGTTAAACCCTAAATGCTCAGCTATATGTGCCTGCAAGGATGCCATAATCTGTTTTGCCTGCGGGTTCTGCCCTATAAGCTGTGCAACCATCGGGTCTTGCATAAACGCCATATGAGTTGCAATATGAGCGTCATGATCCTGATAGATAAATGCCTTCATCGGTTTACCGACAAGTGCATTCATATTTTCACTTATTGGATCAGCGGGTTTCATATCTTCTTTTGTTGGGACAAGCTTATCTGCGTTCTTAACACCTAATACTTCTATCATCTGTCTATGAAGCTGTGGTAAGTCGTATATCTGCGGTGCAGACTGGGACATTTGCAATACAGCCTGATACTGTACAACTCTCTGTGCCATTGTAGAACTGTTAGGGTCACTGACAGGT